TCCTCTGCCAGTTTTATTTGCATTTTCCTTAATTCGTATTTTAAAACTTCCGTTGGGATTTTTTCTGAATTCATAAAAAAGTTATATCATACTTTCTGTTTGTGTAAAACTTAGCCTTTAGTTTAGTTTGACACGCAACGGGGCAAATTGGGTGGGGTGGGGGCGATCGAAACACTAGATCTAGTTATTGAGGCAATCTAAGTACCTAGATGTTGTGGGAGACTGTATTCAGGTGAGTACCTGCTGCCTGGTGAACGCTGCTGCGAAGCTGCCTGGCTGCTGGTGAAATGGCATAAAAAAAGGGGGCTATATAGCCCCCTCGCCGATCCTTAAGGAATTAAGTTATCTCGGTAGTTTTTCTCTTAGTTTAGCCATAACACGCTGACCCCATTCACTAACGTAACGTGGTGCGTTAGGGTCTAGTATTATGCTTTCAACTTCAGACTCTAAAACTTTGTACAAAGCTTTCCAATTAATATTATCAACGTGGCTTTGTTCAGTAACAGGTTGATCTTCAACTGCTCTGACACCAAAGGCATTATTAACTGCTGATAATTGTCTTGATAAGTAGTCATCATTATTCGGCATTTTGATTTCTCCTTTCTATCTACCTTCTTACTCCCATTTTATTTTATACTCAAGAACTTTATTTCTTTCTTGTGGATAACTTTTTCGCTTGACTTTCATTAGAAACTACAGACGTCGGGAACAGCAGACGCATGTGCTACGCCCTCACCCGTGGTGCTTGTGTATATATATACTTATACTTGGTAATGGAGATGGAGAATGGAGATGGAAAATGCAGACGTAAAAAAAGGGGCGAGTAGGTCGCCCCTGTTCAATCTGTTTAGGCGTAATCGGAACTAAGCAGAAATTCTGAAATCAGCTACTTCATCGATCGTAGCTTTTTTGTTTCTTGATACTGTGCCTTCCGATAAAGGCATAGCTTGTATTTGTTTATACTGCGTTGGTACTTTGCATTGATGATACGCAATCTCGCCGAGTTTCTCCTTGACCAATTGCGAGTCAATCTTAGCACCCAATTTTTGCGTGACATGAAGAGAGTAATCCTTTCCATGTAATAGGTTTGCGTTTTCACTCATAGACAAGTCTATCATCAGTTGTCTATTAACTTTAATAAAGTCTGCTAGAACTTTCTGCATTGTTAAGGCTCTGCCGTAAGCATCAACGATAGCTTGTTTATTTCTTTTACTTACACTAGCTGGGCTTTGTTGTGCCTTCTCTAGTACTTCTAATATATTAACAGCTTTTGACATTTTATTTTCCTTTCGTCTTTCTGGTTAATAAGTCTTATATAATCCCATTTCATTAGAAGTCAATAGTTTATTTTTATTTTTTTTTCCACAGGACAACTTCAGCACCCGAGCCGTACCCCAGCAGGTTGTGCTTCTGTATAGTATACTTATACCTGAAGCTAACCAATGGAGATGGAGAATGGAGATGCAGCTGCGGCATCAGCCAAACGTGCTGCGGAACAAGAGCCACAGTATTAGCACTGTAGCTCCTGCTGCGGGATGATGCGCAGCGAATAGTAAAGCAATCAAAAGGATCATAGTGCAGGCACCATTTCCTGCATCTGTGTCCAGGCAGCTGCGTCCTGGTTCACCAGCAATGAAGCGCCGTCAAACCAATCCATATACCAGTACTCGAGACGATGTAGTTCGCGGTTCTCGTTCACGTAGCCCCTGAGCTCGTCGCTCGGCCCGCCCCAGCTAAACTGCCAACGCCAGTACCCTTCCTTCTGGTTTTCAAATGTATTAGGCGGTACATAGTCAAAGCTTAGTGCCTCAAAATCTGTGCCATATCTTTCTAGGTCCTCTTGTCTATCTTTCCACTGTTCATCTACCATCTCGCTGCAGGTGGGCTGTTTCTTTATTACTGTTACGGTTTCCATCTTGTTCCTTTCTTTTGATGGGGATCGTCTTATAGCACTAAGTGCATCGCAACCCCCAGGTAAGTATATAGTCCCATTTCTTTTGATAGTCAAGACCTGAGTCAAATTTTTTTTCACACGCACTTCCATCCGCAGCTGCACCTGCAGCATGCTTCTGTATATACCTTACGCTGGTTGGCCTCTGGTAATGCAGGTGGAGAATGGAGATGATGTAATACCATCCTGGTTCCTGGAACAGCTGCCTGGTGCGCTGCGTACCAGTTTCTTCTATGATGGTAAATATGCTAGGGTCGTAGCCAATGTAGAATGGAGGCTACCATCTCCTGCCAGGGCTGCGGGACCAGCTCCTGGTTACTATGCCTCTGGGATAGCGGGTTTCTGTAATGGGGAATGGAGAATGTAGTGCTGAAGCTCCTGCCACGCTGCGGGGGACGCTGGCAGCGCCCATGTTTTATCTGCGTGTTTGGGGGACAATGTAGCGATGGAGGCGATGGAGGACGAAGAAAATATACACATCAAGCTCTCTCCGAGGGTCTGATGCATAATAAAACTTCTTCCGCCTTGTCTAGCATGGCTAAAATGCCACGATTTTTGAAAGGGGCTTAACTTTGCTTTGTTGACTTTTGTTGACGTTTTAAGTTCCAACCAGAACATTACACCATCTTTACAACCATAGCAGTCTGGGACACCAGGCAACGCCCAACTTTCAATACGAGTCCAGAAAACATCTGGCATATTTTTCCTAATGGACTGCCATAACTTTGATTCTGGCTTCATTAAAAGTACATCATGTAAATAACAAACCCAATCATAATCGTTAGTTTTAAATTAAAAAACAATAGTAAAAGAACAATCAAAAGCAAATAACCAATCACGGACACCTCTTCATCAGTTCTACCATTTGATTATAATACAACAACCTAAACTCAAAATCTTCAGCAGTCAGGGCTGCACGCCTCAAGTTCTCTATCCTACGCCAGAACAACTCGTCGGTCATAGGTAATGCAGTATACTCATACAAGTCTGGTCTAATTATTACTAACATACTTTCTCCTTTTCTAGTAGCAAGGGGCACCCTATTGTCTATTCCCTCCGTTCTGTTTCTTATGTTGGGAGAGCTACTAAAACCTCTATAGTCCCATTCTATTCTATAATCAAGCTTTATTTTCTAATTCTTTAACTTCCTCAAACGTAGTTTCAATACTGTACTGTTCCTTCAAGTCCTGTAGCTTCTTCTCAACCTCTTCTCTAGACATAGAGTCGATCGTACCTGTAAGTATTTCTTTCTTATCGACATACAACCCAGCAATCTGTCCACGCCTGGTTTCCGCAGCTACGGCAGCGTTCCAATTACCTGAAGCAGACGCTTGATCTCTGATTCTTGCCAATGTAGATAAAGACCTCTCCTGAGTACAGCGATACCTTTCAACGTTAGCTCTCACCTCAGAATCAATAGCTTTTGCAACAATAGGATACAGCTCAGGGTTCTGCAACCTGGATGCCAGCTCAGTAGCGCTCTTTTTGCTGTAACCAGCTTCTATTGCACACTGCGATGCAGACTTCAAACCCTCTGAATGAACAATCAAAAGAATAAACTTTCTCTGTTTTGGTGTTATTTTAGGATGAAACAACGCTTCTGACAAAGGTTGTGGTATATATACGTCTTTGTTTTCTTCTTCCATAATGCACCTTTTCAATAGATGTTTTTCTCAAATAATTATTATATTACTAAATATTTCCGAGAAATGCGAGTTTTTTTCGTAAAATATAGATAGTTTGTAACTTGTAAATAGTTGTAAGTTACAAGAAGTTACAAAAAAAGGTAAGTATTCTGCTACTTGTAACCTTGTAACCTTGTAACTTGTATTTTACTAAAAAAATAATTTAAAATAAATATCTCATAGAAACATCTATAGAGAATGACGTTTATGCAAACATCTTTGGGTCTTGACTAACAACTCTTAATGCTTTTTCCAAAGCTTCGCGTCCATCAGTCATGATAATCTCCCATTCTGCTGCAGTATATGCTCTATCGTGTTTTGGATTGTAAAATTTTACATTGACATCGCCACAATGACGACACTTATAAACTTTTCTTACTGGGCTTTCTGGTAGTTGTGTGTACATACCTTTTTATCCTTTGTAATGGGAACAATACCACATTCTTGGGCAGTTTCTCTTTAAAATAGATTGAATCCATGACCTTCATGTTTTCTAGTCTATCATACTGATTCGTGGTCCGTGATGCGAGGATCGCGTCCAATAAATCTCGTTGCTTGAGTATCTCTTGATCGCTCATCTAGTGCCTTTTCTTTTATCAGCTCTCTTTTGACCTGCTTTTTTTATTCTTTTCATGCGTTGCATATTAGTTTCACGAGGTAATCCTAAACTTTGTCTTCGATTTGCTCTTTTATACGCTTTAAAAGCCTTACCAAGGCCTTTTATAGCTATACCTGCTCCTCTAATTAACCCTAACATCTAACCGCCTTTTAATCTCTTTTTCAAAGGTTTCTTTTTTAATCTTGGTTTAATTTTATCACCTAATACTTTTTTCAAAGGTTTCTTTGGCTTCGGCTTAGGTTTAATTTTTGGTCCATACAATCTTTTAAGCATGTCATCGACTCTTTTTCTTTGTGCTTCATTTTGACTTTTACGAACTGTAGCTCTTCCAAGACCAGTCTGTGCTTCACCACCTAAATTAAATTTTTTCATAGGTTTGCTAAACTTAGGACCTTTTCCAGGTATAAATGGTCCACCTGGCTTAGGATCTTTTTTCTTGTTTGGATCAAACGGTCCACCTGGCACTGCCGTACCTGGTTTTCTTCTACCTGGTATTATATTTTTTAATTTGCCCCCTGTTGTGCGATTATATAATGAAGGATTTAATTTTCTTAACTTATCTTTAATTTCTTTTTCTCTTTTAGTAGATGGATCTTTTTTTCGTCTTCGTTTTGCTGGATCGGGTTTCATTTTTACCTCTTCTTTTTTAATAAACTAGTTAATGGTGCTTTTATTCCTGTGCGTCTAGGGTCTTTTTTTAATCTTTCAAATTTAGCTTTTTTATCACGTGCTTTCCTTGCTGTAGATTCAATTTGAGCAAGTGTTTTCTTTTTAGTTTTTTTCGCTTTAGTTGTTTTATTTGAACCAGCTAGATAAGCCGCTACTGCAACAGCTATTTCTCTAGCAGTAGGTAATTTACTTTTAGTTTTGTTTTTAGTTCCAGCTAATTGTTGTCTTCTAGCTATAAATCTTTTAGCGCTTGCCGCTGTTTTACCTTTTGGTTTGGGTTGTGGAATGCCCATGCCTTTACCTTTAACAGGCGCAGCTGAAGTGCCTTTTGGTAATGTAAATGTTTGATCAGGTCCAGACCTAACCTTATTTGTTTTTATTCGGTATCCACCACTTCTACTAGCCATAGTTGCCTCTTACCTTTGTTTTAGAGCTGCCGTAGTTAGGCATTTCGCTTCACAAGCAGCTCATAACACTAGGTATAGTATATTATTACGTTCGACGCAACTAAAAGGGTGGTTCACCCTTAAATTTTACAACAGGATTACTCTGCCGAAATCTTGTAGTTTTTGAAACACTCGGGGTCAAGCGGTGGACCATAGTAGATCGCGACGGAATCTTCAGCGCCCTCTGTCCAGGTTTGGTGATAGTGCTTAGTTTCATCGAGTTCCCCTTGTGAGTTACAAACCTTACACTGCTCAACTGATGTTTCTGCTTCAAATGATAATTTGATGTACCCATTACCTTTACAATGATGACATATAATCATATCGCCTCCATAATATTTTTCTGATTCGCTCCCATCGCATACGGGTAGCAACCTCTTTCCAAGTCTTTGGTTCGCGAGGCGCGGTCTTTGATACTTTCGCATACTCACGAAGTAATCGTTCTTTTAATGGCGTCTTGCGGCCCATTCTATACTCTCCTTTTTATTTTCTAACTCTTCTACTTTTGCCTCATATTTAGTTCGCACGGACCATCTTCCAAAAAAGAATCCTAATGCAAATACACCTACGATGGCAAGAATATGCCATAAGTGAAACATAACCCCTCCTTTCTACACAACATAGTTTTATCATACAGCCAAGTACAGTATTCATCACCCATCTCACCCTGTAAGAATTCATTATAACGACAATCACGCATGAAAGTCTGATACGGCGAATAATATACAAAAATGTAGACACTCGCCAGTATCGTCCCACATAAGCATATAATGCCTATAATTTTGGTAAAAAATTGTAACATCGAATACAATACCAGTTATAGTTGCGACCTTCTGATTTACCCATCATATAATCCTTCGTATATCTTTTATCACACTCATGACATTCCTTTCGTTCAATCTTCCATCCAGGTTTAAGCCTTTGATATGATTTAAACTTTGGTAATAATGTCATGCAGCGAGCTTTCTTTTCTTTGCTTCTTTTTTTACTAAATATGTTATTTGCATACCTGCGGACCTATCGTCTTCGGCAGCTATCTTCTTCAATAATTTGTAAGTATCAATGGCGACTGCCACACTTTTAAATTTCTTGATGTTCATCCTGTCTCCTTTAATTGATGTGGTAACTTTGACAAATGTTCCTGTCTCTCAACGTCACCAAAATCAAAAGCAGGTTGTTCGGGTTCGTGAGCCGCGGACGGTGTAAATCTTCTACCTGCATTATTAGCTAAGTTATTCCACTCTAACGCAAATTCCATAAAAAGTTTTGTCATTGTTTCGTCACCTAATCTTTTAGCATCGCGTGCATTTTCTATATAAGCTTTCGCTCGTGTTAAACGTACCCCAAGACGAAATCCCTCTTTGAACGTCATCTCGTATTCTTTTTTAAGTTTCATACTTTTTCCTTTCTTTAAGTGAGTAGGGGGGTTCTTTGACTACCCCCAACCTTTTCCCGTCCAGTCAACATTTCCTATGCTAACAAGTACTTCAGTACCAACCCTCGCACCCTCAGTCATTCGACCATACCTTGC